AGTTTGAAACAGAAGACATTTCCCCTACAACAGGAGGATATGTTGCACCAACCCTTGTTACTGAGCCATTTCAACCGACAAACATAGTTATTGAGCAGTCAGAGGATGGTGAACGCAAGATTGTTGCGAATAGCGATTTTGACCACAATAAAGTCGCTGTTTCTGGAAGCACAATAGTTTCTCCTGGCTCGGCACCACAGGCAGTCGTTCAATACACTTTGGTTTTTGATAACCCAGACCAACAGCGTAGATGGTATGAGTTCATACGCTGGCTTAGGAATGACCCCGCAATCGAGGGAAATACAACTGCAGAAAAACTTATTGACTTTATTGACCAGCACATAGAGATTTGACATGACCAAACAACGCATGTTTCTAAATATCAGTTGTGTTGAGGCTGCTCGCCAACGAATACGCCATGTCTACGACACATTTGACACAGTTTGTGTTCAGTTTTCTGGCGGGAAAGACTCGACCGCTATTCTCTATTTAGCCAAAGAAGTCCACGAAGAACGCGGTCTCGGTCCTGTAAAAGTCATATTCAGGGACGAAGAGATGGTTAGCCCAACCATCTATGACTATGTAAATAAAGTCAGACAGTATGACTGGGTTGACATGGAGTGGTATTGCCTTCCGTATGCAAATGAAGTTTGGGTTCTTGGAATCAGAGAGAACATACTTCAATGGGACCCGGTTAGGGCTGCTCAAGGAAAACTTGTTAGAGAAATGCCATCTTGGGCAATAAATGCTTCGCACTATGGATTACCCATGGATGAGACACCTCCAGAAAGCATTGACTACTACACGCTCCAGGGAAAGAAAGGGAGTGTTGCTTTTTTGACTGGAGTTAGGGCTAATGAGTCTATGGTTAGATACCGTTCTCTTGTTCAAAAGGTTCATGAGAACTACATTGTCTCTCCTTACAAGATGAAAAAATCGATACCTCTAAAGTTTGCAAAAGTCATATATGACTGGCAGACAAATGACGTATTCAAATTTATTTCAGAAGAACACAATGCTGAATACTGTGAGTACTACGACCTGGCGGCTATGACTGGCTCAAATACTCGGGTCGGCATTCCGCTTCATGCAGTTGCAATTCGTAGAATAGGCGATGTTGTTGCAACCGAGCCAGACTTTTACGACAGGCTCTGGGATGTATGGCCAGAAATAGATGCACAGCGGCGCTGGTGGCCAGATTTCGATATGGAAAAATACATAGAAAGTTACGCCGTTGACGGGTTTGAGGGCGCAAAACGATGCATAGAAGAAAATACTTCTGACGACCTAGATAAGCGTAGGGCGATGGCGTATGTTGCTGACTTCAGAAAAAAACACCTCAAGGACCCGTATTCGTACCCAATGAATTGGTTAATCAGAAATCTTTTGACGGCAGAACTTACTGGTGTTGCCGCAGCGCCAGTTGGGCCGAAAACAAAAGCAGATACCCTCAGGCAAAAGGCAGCACAACAGGAGTTGGATAATGAACAAAATTGAAATGGTTGACTTTAATGAATTGAAGATTGCCCCTTTCAAGGCAACACACATTTTGCGTCCTGACCTATTGGCGCTCTCTTCTTCGCTTAGGGATTTTGGGTTCATAATTCCAATCGTTGTTCAAAAATCAACAAATATTGTGATAGATGGGAACGAGAGGGTTTTGCTGTCCTTGCATCAAAAAAGCATTTCTCAAGCAGTTGGCGACAAGTGTCCTGTTGTATTTATTGACTGTGACAGCATGGAAGCGCAGATGCTTCACCTGAGGCTTAATAGGTCTAGAGGGAATCTTTTGGCAAAGCCAATGTCAAAGATAATTAGAAATCTAGTGCAGTCAAAAAAATACAGCCGTTCCGACCTCGGTTCTCTTCTGCAAATGAAGCATGACGAGGTTCAGTTATTACTTGACGGCTCTTTGCTGAAGCACAAAAAAATATCTGAACACTCATATTCTCGTGCTTGGGTTCCAATTGAAGCAGACCCCAAAATAACTCAAGCGCCTTTGTCTATCGAAAAACCGCCCAATGCAGACCGCTGAATTATCCATAATGTATACTTTGTGAAAACTACCGAGGAGATACACAATGCCACCAGCAGGAAGAAGATTTCGTAGAGGCGCTCGCGCGGCACGAGCCGGAAGACTGCGTCGCGCCACGGGTGCTGCCGCAAATACTTTCGGTCGTGTTTTTGGTCGCGGAGATGTTCAGACAGAGACAGTCGGAGATGTCCTAAGAGAAGGCGGAAGAGCGCTAGTTAATAGATTTAGACGTCGTCGTTGACAATTCTTTCCCTTGGTAGGGGGTAAACAATGCTCGTTTCAGTACAAGAACTTGTCACATATATGGACATATCGTTTTCTCTCAGGCAGCAAGATGCTGCCGAGTTGGTTCTTGCTGGACTTCAGTCGGAACTTGAAACATACCTAAGAAGACCGATAGAGGTAACGGAATTTACCGAAGAGTACAAAATACCGGCAGACCACCTTGCGTCGCCAATGTCTTCTTTTTTCTATCAAAGAAATCTTGAGTCATCGTTCTATGGCTATAGCGGAAATGCAATGCAAAGCACGATGAACTATGCGATGCCTCCAGAAACTATCTACCTAAGAAACTCCCCGGTATCAAAAGTCAAAAGCGTTTTGATTAACAACGAATGGACAACTCCTGCGTATCTTGGTGAGGCGGTCAAAAAAGAAGGTTCAATATCTTCCGCCTCCTACAGTTCTGGAAAAATTACATTTACATCTTCGGGTCATAAATTGACTCCAGGTCTGTACCTGACAACAGAGGGCCTTCTTCCCGCTGGATACAACATAGATAAGAAAAAAATTATTGAAGTGTCATCAAGTACTTTTTCAATAGCAGTTGACTCCAACCCTGGTGCTTTTACATCTGCTACATCAGCAACATACTCGGCAACTGGGACTGATTACATCGTTCGCAGATATGGAATAGACATTGCGAATATGGTTGCTGGCGACACGGTAACAATTAATTATGAGGCCGGTTTAGACGGAGATTCAATACCGTTTTTTAAATTGTTGATACTGAGGGCAGCAACAAGAGAGATGCAAAATATGCATGACGATGTTGTTGGAATAAAAGATTTGGAATCGAGAAATGTTGCCCCAATGGAAACTGGGTTTTCAGAAAGAGAACTTCTGTCTGTTAAAAAATACAGGAGAAATAGGGTTGCCTGATAATCATGCGCATAGAAATTGACGTAAAATTTGACCCAGATGAAATCGTTAGGGTTTATGACGAAGTTGAAAAATCCTCAACTAATCTCAAGCCTGTTTTTATATGGGCTAGAGAAGAACTAAGAAAAACATACACAAACCATTTTCTTAGCAACGGCAGTGGAGCATGGAAGCCGCTAGACCCCGAATACGGAGCGTGGAAAGCATCTAGGTATCCAGGTGCGCCAACATTGATTAGGACCGGTGGGTTGTTTGAGTCTGTATCGAAACTTGAGATTGATGAAATAAATGACATGTCGGCGAGATTTGGAACAAACGCAGAAGTTGCAAAATTTCATCAGTACGGAACCTGGAGCATGCCTAAAAGAGAAATTATCTTTGAACCTCCAATGTTTGCCAAAAAACTTGCTGAAAAAATTGCTGACCATATTGAAGGCAAGGTCGACTAATGGACGTAATGTTTGGTGCGCACTTTCCTAAAAGTTATGTGAACGAGTATTTGCAGCAAGACATTCCTATACGAATTATTGACTACAGAAATGAATGGAATCTTGACGACACACAACTTCCGTCTCCAGTTTCGTACTTCATATATGAACCTATTGCCCTAGATTCGTGGCCATCAATTATTACTGTGGTCATGTCAACAAACTCAATGACCAGGATTGGTTATAGTTCTTCAAATCCTCTTTACAGAGTTTCGTATTCAATGCGCACCTATGTGTGGGTTAGAACCGAACAGTCAGAACCAACAACAGTAATGAGGGACAGGCTTACAACCGTGGTTCGTTCCGCCTTGCTCGACTATCCATGTCTTAACGCCGTCGACCCGCATGACTATTTCAAGGCAGAAATAGATGAGTCAACAATGCAAGAACAGTTTTCCGATTTAACTTTGTTGAAGGGTGACAGAGTGCTTGCTGGTGCTTATTTGTCATATACCCTTAACATGGATGAGACCATCGGTAGACGAGACAGGGGAGTATTTGATGAAAAAGAAATTGAATATCTCCAATTGTCATTTCTGCCAGAATGATTGTTGTACACTAATTGACTGAGTAGCAGGAGTATTTATGGCCCACGTACATGGATTGCAAAAAATAAAAAAAGACGCATCGTTTGATTGCAGTGTTGAGCATGCTGTGTTGAAAAACGTATCCGGAAGAACCATTTTTGCTGACGGAGTAAATCTTTTTCCAGACGACACAGCCTGGTACTGTGGACAAAGCGACAAAGTTGACAAACTTATTGCTAAAAAAATCTTAAAAACTATTGAAACAAATCTTCCAAAGCCAAAAGCGAAAAAACAAAAAGACGAAAAATCAGAGGAAACTTCAGCAACAGTTGCAGAGCCAGACGGTGAAGCATCTGTACAATTAGGTTCATCCGAAGATGACGTTGCGCTTACAACTGAGCAATAAATATAAACGGAGAGAGGTCATATGCCCGGAGTAGTAATAACCACATCAGTTAGAACAGGACCAACAAGCGATACTGTTCGCGAGTCTTCACAGGCTTTTTTTGTTGGTCTTGCACAGCGCGGTCCTTCAGATGAGGCAGTTCTTGTTCAAAGCCTCGCAGAGTTTGAAGAGACATTCGGTACATATGTTTCGTATGCGTACCTCCACCCAACCGTACAAACCTTCTTTGAAGAGGGTGGCACACAGTGCTACATCGCAAGAGTTGTAGGACCAGCAGCAACAACCGCTTCCCTTGACCTTGATGACTCGGCTTCAGCGACCGCAATCACATTGACAGCAAATGGTCCTGGCAACTG